GATAGTTTGTCGCCGTTTTCTTTCCCTGACAGCATGCCCTCCAGTTTAACAAGGCATTCACGAAGAGGTTGAGATCCTGGTGCTTTGCCACCAGAAGTCACTAGAGCAGCGCCTTTGGGTCTGATATCGCTGTAATCGAACTTAAGTTTAGATCCGCTGTTAAAATAAGAGCGAACAAGTGCCTTGACTGCGTCTGCCCAACCCTCTATGGAGTCGTTAACAAGGAATCTTCTTGTTCTCTTGGAGTTTGGACGCTGAATCTCCGGCAGTTTCTCTACGTGATGCTTCTGGACGCTGTATCCAACGCCGGTGCCTCCGAGAAGGAGAAACATTGCTTCACCAAACGAGCGCTGATCATCAATAGGCATGAATGCGCAGTTGAAAATGCGGTTTGGTGCTACTTCAATCGGTTTGCCGCCGAACTGAAGCGATCTCATCGAAGGCAAAACCTTCTTGCTATATACAAGTTTATAATTCTTTCTAATCTGCAACTCAAGTTCAGGGAACTTCTTAAGGTGCATCTTCTCATTTCTAGAAACCAGTTCTTCCCAGGTCTCCCTTCTGTTGTGCTCGGGCACATACTTTGCGTACTTCATGTGTACTGTTATTTCCGATAAAATATCGTTTGATATACTCATTACTTACTCTCCTCCTTTCATCTTGTTATATCTTTCTGCTACTATCTCTTTCTGTCTTTTTGCAGCGTTTTTCGTAACATCTTCCATTTCTTCTGTCGTCAACATCTTTGGTAATACCTTTATTTTAACATTAGCGGTATTCATAAATATGGGGTAAATGATTCCATCGGGCCCATTTCTGTTCTTTGCCACATAAATTCTTCCAGTATTCGTCTCTTTATCCGCTGCGGTTCGAGAAACTGAAAAAATAAAGTCTGCAACGAAACACTTGTTAAACGCTTCTGAAATAGATTCCATGGTTATAACCTCTGCGCTCAATCCTGACCTGTTTGTCTGAGACGCTGTCCATATCGGACACTTAACTTCTTGAGATATACCGCGTAACTCCTCGTATAATGCTTCCAGTTGATGGCGTCTCTCCTCTTTCGAGTTTCCGCCAGGTTTTATCAAATCTGCATAATCCACAATAATCATATCAGGTTCGAACCCGGTAATTTTCATTTTTTCAATATGATTTCTTATCGTCTGGATGGTTGCAGACCTAGTAGGATACTCTTTTATGATCAATTTACCTGGTATCTCTCTAAGTTCATCATAAATCTGCTCCTTAAACGCCCTTACATCGTTCAGTTCGTACCCAGTAATACAACTGTCGTACCTAGTGCCGACAACAGTATCACCGAGTTCCAAGGTGTAGTGTACTACGTTCTTGCCTGCCATTAATGCCTTGGCACCAAGATGGACCAACACCATTGACTTGCCTGCGCCGGTGGGTGCGATTACTACACCGAGTTCGCCCTTGCCAAGTCCACCCTTTGTTATCTTATCGAGCGGTTCCCACCCAGTTGTTACTGGATTTCTTGCCTTCTCTTCAAACCTCAGTTCAAAGTCTTCCATATAGTCATAACCGAGGTCATTGGATGTACCCGCCTTGAGAGCATCGTTAATCAGTTTGGCGATCTCGTCGAAGGAGGAAGTCTTCATCAAATCAACCGACTTAATCATCGCCTTTTGAAGTTCTTGCTTTTTACAAAAATCAAGTGCTCGGTCCTTGATGTAACCTGCTTCATTTTGATCGACGTCATGAGATAACACTCTAGCGTAATAATCTCGAAGCATCTTCTGAACTGAATCTTGCTCATCGCTGAGTCCGGTCCTGATAATGCTTGTCATAATCTTTCTAGTTGGGTGAACTCGGTACTTCTCCTTGTACTGCTTTATCTTCTTGAGAAAGACGCGCAGGTGCGACAACTCAAGATAGTTCTCATCCAACACTTCAAAGATCTGGTCTGCGAAGGGTCTGTCATCGAGAATGATGTGGCACAGATTTTCTTGAAAACTTTTGCCGAATTTAGAAAAGTCTTGATTTGCTCTTTCCATCAATTGAAACCAATCTTATCAGAGACCATAGAGTTGAAACTCGTGTTTAAGCACTGGATGTTGACGGACATCAATCCGTCCAGGGACAACATCTTGTTAATTTCTGTTTTATTATACAATGGTTCATACTCCTTGAACGTCTCGTTTATCCTCTGAGCACATTGTATTGATATCAGAGGTTCGCTTAACTGCATTATTGAGTAATTATCGCACACCGTACCGAATTCTTCAACAACTTTAGTGTATACTGACAATTTTGAATCGACAGATTCTGCGTGTTCTTTGATGTCGCTAAGGTAGTAGTCCTTGTTTTCCGACAAGAACGGAAACGCTTTAGCGACAGTCTTCAGTCCTACACCTGATATCCCGTCTATATTGTCGCTCTTATCACCCACCATTGATCTAGCGAGTGCGAAGTTCTTAGGGTGAATAGAGTGCTGTTCGACGACTGTGCTTTGGTTCAAGACTTCATCCTGAGTGGGTCTAATTAATAGTGTTTTGTCGTCTAGCAACTGAATGAAGTCTTTATCGGATGACACGATTGCCTTTAACCACCCGCTGAACACGGGCATAGACTTGATATAGGATATCACATCATCCGCTTCGACGCCTGGTTCTCTGAACTGTAGCACAGGTGTTTGGTTGATGTACTCAATGCATCTAACCTGTTGCCACATTCTGTTTGTCTGGATCTGAGAAGGATTTAGGTTTTGTGCCCACCTGTTGAGTTTCGGTGGTTTTCTGCCTGCTTTATAATTCTTGTTTTTAGATCTACGCTTTGAAGAACCTCCATCACCATCCCACACAACTACGAATGCGTCAGGATTAACCTGTCTACAAAGTTTGTTCAATGTCTGCAAGAACCCGACGACGCCTCCGCAAGGGTCTCCGTTTGGTGATAGTGTCGGGTTCACGATGTAGGATCTCATAAATTGGTTTTGCGCGTCAACTATAAGCAGTTTCTTCATGTTCTCAGTCTCTCTTGTTCTGTTATCTAGTGAATAAAAAAAACGCCCCCGGTTTCCCAGGGGCGGACCAACTACTAGTCGTCGGTCTTTGGTGGGGTTTCCTCTTCCTGATCATAAAAATCAGATGCATTGCCTGTCTTATTACTGAACTTCATAATAACATCATCATCCATGATTTGCAAGACTCTTTTGTGAAACTTTTCATCTTCTAACTTTTTCAACCAATGTGCTCGCTGGAACTTCTCTCGGGTTCCATCTTCATGGACGAGTGAATACCATGCACCTGATTGTTCTAAGTTTTCAGATATCTGAATCGCATCAAACCAACTCTCTTTATCCTGTACGCCGACTGCTTCTGCATCGCCCCAAAGAATCTTAAAGTTGCAAGTACGCCCAGTTGATCCGAACCTGGACTTTTCGATTTTACATTTCACTTCTGACCCGATTCTAAATCCATTCTCGTCTGTGACGAAAGATGCTTTCGCTTTTCTTCCTGTCAACCAGATCCTTAACGAATAAGAATAGGGTAGAGTCTTTCCACCAGGGGTCATGTATGGCGTTGTCATTGCTTCCGATGGAGACCTTGTTATATTAGTCTTCAACTGGTTAAGCACTAACAAAGTAGCGCCAGCGTTGGCGATAGGTTGTACCAATTTTGGTATACCCTTAGACAACACTCGTGCTTTCATCGCCATAGATGACTGAGGATTATAGTCAGACTCTATGTCATGCACAGATGGAGTAAGAGCAAGTGAATCCCAAATAAATAACCACTTCTCTGGCATTTTCAAAAGGTTCTCAATTGTCTCCATCACCATCTCTACAGAATGTGCCTGAACATAGATCAGACCCCTCTCTTCATCATCCAAATCACACCCTGCTTTCCTAAGAAAGTCAGGATCAATAGCAGACTCTGAATCGAAATAAGCAACGCGGCAACCCATTTTCTGAGCATTTGCAGCAATTTGTGCCGCCATAAACGATTTGCCCGTTGCTTCCAAACCTGCAATCTCGGAAATCTTCCCTACTGGAATACCCGCGTACCTGCCTTTGCAGGCAATGGAATCTAACCATCGCGAGCCAGTCGGAATCCACTCCTTGACCTCCGTTGGATTTTCTTCCGAAAGATTGTAGGCGACTACTGCGCCTGACGCCTTATTAAGTGATGCAATAATGTCTTTGGTGGACAATCCACCAGGTTTCATCTTGGTCACCTTACCCATTATTCATGAGACCGTCAAGTGCGGTGTCGAACTTGCTTCGCACTGGGTCTGAATCAGTGCTAGTGGTGGCGTTGAAGTTACCTCGCGTTACTTCTGATGATCCTCCATTATCAGTGTTCAAGTGTGCCTCCAAAATTGTTGAGACTTCAGCGGTTGACTTGCGCTCAAAGATTGTCTCAAAGTTCGGCACAGTCTCCAAGAGTTCCGTACATCGCTCGTCACCACCCACTGCATCATCACAGAGAACTGACTTGCGAGGACGAGGTCGAATGTCCGTCGTTGGGTAAGAAGCACCAGGTTGCTTACCATACATCAACTTAAGGTCGTTACCATCATCAGGATCAGTAACATCTCCATAATCTGGATCCAACACAATCCCGAGCAACTTCTGGTACGCTAACTTACCGTAACCCCAGACCTTAACCCCTTCGGACTCCTCTCCTCGCACTAGTACTGGTGAGAAAAATCGCTGCTTGGCAAACATCTGCTTTGCCATCGCCTTGCTGTCCTCCGTGCCATCGTTCCATAATTCATTTGCAAGGTTGCAAACTGGGCAATCATCACCATAGTTGCGCTTTGGGCACAAAAAGGATTGT